CGCGGATCAGACACTCCCCGTTCCTGAAGATGCTGGCAAGGCTGGTGAGAGCGCGGAGTGATAGGAAGACGGACGCACGGTACGGCAAGCCATTGGACGCGCACTTTCACGCTCAACTGCTGGAGTTCAACCAGTCGAATATGCAGGACTGGTCGGCTGAGGATAGCGGCGGTCGTCATGGATGGCAAGCCCGACGAGCGAAGTGACTACGCCATTCCGGGGCTCGATCTTCCCGACCCCGACTGGCAAGTAGGAGAGGAGGACTATGCAACGATCCGACGTGACGATTCCAGCGCTCGCCGCATGTATCATCGCTCTCGCCGAAGGTCTGCGCTTGCATTCGTACACGGATTCAGGCGGAGTCTGGACTATCGGTATCGGCCACACTAAGGGCGTAGTCGAGGGGATGACCTGCACGGCCGATCAAGCCTATGCCTGGTTCGAGGAAGACTTCGCAACGCTTCTGTCGATGATCGACGGTAAGCCGTTGCTCGAAGCGGTCGCGCTCGCTTCGTTCGGCTTCAATTGTGGTCGCGGCGCGCTTAACAAAGTGCTTTCAGGAGCCGATTCGATCTCTAACCCGGTTCACACAACCGATGCGCGCGGCGTCGTTCTAGGCGGACTCGTGAATCGCCGCCGCCTCGAACAGATGTTGATCCTGCTCTCCGATAGCGCATAATGGTTTCGATATGAACCGTCGCCCCGGCTCCTCGCCTATCGATACCGCCTACCTGTGCCCTGCCCCGTTTGAGCGCAACCGTTCCACCGGCGTTTGGGACCCCTGCTCGCCCGACGAGCTATTCGCCTGGTCCCAGTCGATGCTCCAGGACTCACGTTCCTATCTCCGCCTCCAACCCGCTTACAAGTACATTCAGGACGGCATCGACCTTATTAACGGTGATTCGGAGCAAGTCAACGTCCAGTCGCTCTCTTCTGTGCGCACCGAGCACACCGTCCGCAACACCAAAGAGATCGTTGCGGCGCAGACCAACCTCCGTATCATCCCGGCGTTCAAGTCCGAAGCCGAGCAGTACCGCGAGCAGAACGCGATCCTGAACAAAGGCTTCATGGCCTGGCAGAACATGACCTTCGCGGATCGCCAGCTTCGTAAAGCGTGGCAATGGGCCTGCGCAGGTGGCACCGGCTACTTGGGTGCGCGGTACGACCCGAACTACTATTACCGCGGCAAGGGCGATATTGTCTGGGATGCCTACGGCCCGCTCGATGTTCTGCCGCTCGGACTCCCCCCGAACCTGGACCTGCAACACGCCTACGCGGTCGCCGGCCGTAAGAAGATGCCGATCCATCAGGTCTGGCGGATGTTCCCGCTCCAGCGAGACAATATCGTTGCGAGCCGTGTGAACACGCAGGGCAAGGGCACCGTCGTCGCGCAAGCGGTGAAGATTGCATCGGCTGTGCTTCGCCGCTTCGGCCAGGGCTCGCGGGTACCCGAGGAAACCTCTACTTGGGACACCACCGACGTTTACTATATCTACGTCGATGACGACTCGGTGAATGAGACGGACCATCCGCTTCAAATCTGCGGCCCGGACGGCCAGTGGGGAACTTCCTGGTCCTACACAGTCCCGTACGTCGGCCAGCAGATCCCGACCGGCAAGATGCTGTCGGGCGGCCGTCAGGAGTTCAAATCCGCCAAGCGCGAAGACTGCCTGATCTACCCGAACCGGCGTCTGGTGATCGCGACCGATACCTGCGTTATCAACCCGGCGCCGGAGCATCAGTCCTCGTACCGCTGGGACGGACGCGTCCCGTTCGCCCAATTGCGAGCCGATGACTGGGCCTGGAACTTCCTTGGCTTCCCGGTCACCCGCTACGGCCAGATCCTTGAAAAGATGGGGATCGAGTTGCTGCGTGGCGTCAACGACCAGATGAATCTCTCGCTCAATCCGAGCGCGTTCTATGATCGCGGGTCCACGGCACAGGCGATGCTCCAGGCAGTCAACCCTCGCATTCCTGGCTTGCGTACCCCGTTAGATATGGGATTGAACGCCGCCGCCAGTCAGTTCGTCCCGATGCTTCCGTACCAGTGGTACGCGGTCAACCAGAACATTATCGATCTGGCGACTAAGATCCTGCCGGCGATGCTCAAAGAGACGATGGGCGTGGCGGACGTATCGGCGATGGCCCGAGCGCGCCAATTGCCCTCCGGCGACTCTACCGAGAAGCTCCTGGAGGCGATGGGTCCGCTCGTTAAGGACCAGTCCCGTAACATGGAAGAGTCGATCCGGCTGCTCGGTGAGATGTGGAAGTCCGACTGGTTCCAGTTCGCGACCGCTAGGCGCCGTATGCAGATGCTCGGACCTGAAGGTGTCACCGAGGAAGACTTCGACTTCGAGCCGGGTACGCTGATCCCGATGGAGAAGTCGGCGGATGGCAAGGGTGAGTACACGCCAATGGCGCAGGGGCCGGATGGCTCCTGGAGCTACGATCCGAGCGCGGAATCGTCGGCTCGTATGCCCGATCTCGCCGTCAACCAGTTCGAGCGCGCCCGCTGGCACAAGAACAACTTCACCTTCTCGGTAACGCCTTATTCGCTGCACGAGATCAACAGTACGACCCGGAAGCTGTTCATGCTCCAGCTCATGAAGGCCGGGTTCCCACTCTCCTGGTGGACCCAGGCCGACCTGTTCGATATCAAGAACTTCGGCCCCTGCATGATGAAGGACCCGGAGACGGGCGAGATGCGCGAGGCGCGGAACGAGATCGAGAAGTACGTCGTACAGTTAGAGATCCAGGCCCGAATCGCGTCGTCGATGGGTGGAGGCGGCAAGGGTGGTGGTGGTAAGGGTGGTCAGAAGGGACGGCCGCAGACCTTCCAGCAGCCACCGGTCATGGAAGGCAAGCAGGGTGGTACGACCTCGACAGTGAGAACATCGAGTCATAGCTAGGGAGGTAGTTTGTATGGATCTGATTACGCTTCTTGTGATCGTGATCGTGTTCGTCTTAGCCGTTTGGGGCGGCTTCTACATCTGCGACCGCTCCGGTTTCCCGGTTCCGATCCGCTGGATCTGGGGCGCAATCTGCCTGATCGTGCTGCTGTACTTCCTGATCGGTCAGTTGGGTGGCGGCGGCGCGTTCCTACACAAACCATTGCTGCACTAGCCTCGACGCTGGATGAGTGAAGAAAGCAAAAAGAGTCTGCTGAACGGCTCCTCGCTCTCTGGCTTGGCGGGCGCATCAGCCTCCGCACGCTTGCAGGTAGAAGTCCGTCTCCCTGCTTCCTCGATGGCCGAAGTGCTCGAAACGATTCATCGACTCGGCTACACCGGCGGGCTCCAGGTCAACTTCCATAAGGGTAAGGCAATAGACTTGAAGTGGGCGAACTCGCGTGATGCGAAGGCGCCGGACGTATAGCCAGTCAGGTTGCGTGTAGGTTCTACACGCGAAAGGTGGTGATTGCTACGAATACGACAGGTGGATGTGGAATCTGCCCGAAATGTGGAGGGACGATGTATCGCGACTGCTACCACGTATGTACTACGTCTCAAATGTTTCCGGCGGTTCACATTCCGATCCCGCGCGTGGGCGTGGTAGCGCTCGCGGGTTGACAAACCCACGCTGTACTTGACTTTCCCCTCGACTATCGACTAGAGTACTTGCTGAAGGGCGTTCGCGGCGGCTGAACGTCCCCGGAAGCATCGTTTCGGGAATCTCGGTTTCCGGCGATTAGTGGAAGGCAGGCAGTACCAGGGACTCGACCCTCTGGTGCAGCCTGCCTTCTTTGTTTCTGGGGCTGTCTGGTCGTTCTGTTCGTCTTCCGAGTACCGATAGCCGGATAGATCCGGTGGTCGGAGAAAGGAGTTCGCAATGAAGAACCTGTTTGGACCGGTGGAGAACCGGCGCGGCGGCCATCGCGGCAAAAAGCGCGGCAAGAAGCGGTAACTTGGTCTGGCCGGGATCGTTCGATTCGACTCTTGCGGTCCCGGCCGGTCTCTTAGCAACCAGCAGTAGTAGCCCTCTGTAGAACGGGATGAGAGTAGAGAGGTTATCCGGTGCCTGAAGTCAACTCGCCCGCGTCGGCATCCCCCTCGCAACTGGCTGGCATGAACGCCGCGCCGTCTCAGGACGGTAACGCAGGCCAAGCGCCTGACACTGGCGGTTCCCCCTCCCAGCTCGCCGGCGGATCGCCCCAGCCCCAACAGCAGGACCCCAAGGCTTCGGCGGACGCGAAGTTGAGCAAGGACGTACAGGCATTGCGTTCGATGGAAGCGGCGCTTCTCGAAATGGGGCAGTCCTATCCGACTGCCTCGAAGGCCCTCCGCAACGCTTCGGATGCTCTCAGGTCCGCACAGAGGCAGATCGTATCGAGCGCCGGGACGATGGAACCGCCGGTACCCAACACTACGGCGTGACAGGCCAGGTGTTGACAAGGTCAGGCGACAATTCTTCGACCCGAGCGACCCGATTGCAGTAAGTAGTTGATTCAGCAACCTGTCTAATCGACAGACTGAGAGGAAAAGGCAATGGCGGTAGACAAACAGATTTTGGAGGCATGTATCCTCGAAGCGTCGGGCGACGACGCCGAGATGGCTACCTTCCTGCGCGAACGGTACGCCAAGAACGACAGCCTCGCCGCGAAGTTTGTCGGCGGGTTCATGCGAACCGACGATTACACCAAGAAGACGCAGGGGTTAGCCTCCCAGAGACAGCAGTTCGAGCAGCAGAACGTCCAGATCGATACACTGCGCAAGGCGCTCGAAGCAGCCGAGGGCGAGAAGGGCTCGATCCTGAAGGAGCTTGCCGGTCACCGCATCTCGACCGCCAAGGCTCGCGAACTGATGAAGCTCTTGCAGGAGAAGTACCAGCTCACCGACGAAGACCTCCCCGGCATGTCCGATCTGATCGAGACCTCGAAGAAGGGCAAGCCGGTCGATACGACCGAAGATGTGGACGCGCGGATCAAGGCGGCGGTAGCCGAAGCCGAGACCCGAATGGAGAAGAAGTTCGCCGGCGCGATGGTTCCCGAACTGGGCGCGATGGCATCGCTCCCCCTGATCTGGCAGGATATCCAGCGCGAGCACCAGGAACTCACCGGCAAGGGGCTTTCCTACAAGGAGTCCACGGAGATTCTGGAGACCGCGCGCAAGGAAGGCAAGTCCCTCCGCGACGTGTGGGAGACGAAGTTCCAGATCGATGGTGATAGCGGCCTGCGGATGCAGAAGCGCGACGAGCGCCTGAAGGCCGGTTGGGCGTCGGAGCGGGAAGCTGCCGATGCCGCGGCGCGCTCGAAGGCCGCGCTCGAAGTGGTAACCCCGGCGCAGGCGGACTTGGGCTCCGGCCCCGGTATCTCGCTCGCGTTCAAGACCAAGTTCAAGCAGTTCGAGAGTGACCCGAACGCGCAGCCGGGCCGGGTAGCGAACGGTACGGATGGCGTGCCGGTAGTTGTGGCCCAGCCGGGCCAGCATGTACGGCAGGAAGGCGGCGGTCGTGGGCCTACGGGCGCGCAGCGAGCCGCGGCGAAGTATTTGTCGAATCAGCAACAGGCGGGGCGGAAGACAGCGTGACGCGAAAAGATCCATCGGAAGGTTTCAAGCCGAGCGAGATCGACTGGGCACGGTTGGCGGCCTTGATCGACGGTGAAGGTTCTATCCTGATGAACCGTCGAAATGACCGGCCACAAGATGTCTGGCTCCGCGTCGTGATCTGCAATACCGACCCCAGGATGATTATCTGGCTGAAGGAGCACTTCGGCGGTTCGGTTACCGTGATGCGGAAATCGTACCGCGAAGGCTACCGTGGTCAGATCAAGTGGCACACATCCTGTCGCAAGGCGGAGTGGATTTTGCGTGGCTGTTACCAGTACTTGATCTGCAAGCAAGATCAGGCGGATATCGCGTTCGCTTACCGCGCTACAACGCGCGGCGAGGGGGGTCATAGAGGATCTCCCAACCCTCCAGAACTCACTGCTTATCGTAATGAATTGAGGGAAAAACTCAAGGCATTACGGTGGGTGGGAAACACGAATGAGGAAATGGAGCGGATCAAAGACAAGTTGCAAGGAGTCAACTAACCTATGCCCGATCCGTTGCTCGATCCCATAAATGAGACAACGTTGCCCGAAATTAACCAGGACGCGATCGAAGACGAGTTTTTCCTGTCTTCGGTCTTCCAGGCGCATCTCCGCAGCAAGTGTCTCGTTCCTTTTGAGGGCGGCGCGTTCATGCGCAACCTCCAACTGTACGCTCCGCTCATCGGCGGCGCGTACGCCAAGGGTGTCGGCGGCTTCAATCTCACCAAGCCGCTGACGATCTCTTCCAACGTCTTCGATCCTCGCTACTACGTGGTGATGATCGTCGAGTACCTCGAAGACATCTCGGTCCTGAACACGGGCGATCTCGCGATCTTCTCGCTGCTCGAAACCGACATGGCGAACGCCTACCTGACCATGAGCACGATCATGGCTCTCGATCTCCAGCAGAACGGCCAGGTGGTGCCCCGCACGATCAACATGAACGGCTGGGTCGAGTTCCTGAACAACGGCGTGGACCCCAGCTACGACAACGGCATCTACACCACCTACGGAACCGCCACCCGGAATGGCGCGATTGGCGCGGCTCTGAACGGGAACACGTATTGGGGCGGACAGGCCAAGTCGGGATCGACCGCCGCAGCCGGCACCATCCAGTACGCGCAAGTCAACGCGATGTACATTCTGGCGAAGCGCGGCGCGGACGAGCCAGACTTGTTCACGATGAACAAGCCGCTCAACAACTTCGTCGAGAACCGCATCCAGCAGCAGCAGCGGTTCGGCCAGGAAGGCGCGAGCACCCGCGACCCGTTCTTCGGCGCGATGGGCTTCCGCTTCAAGAACTTGATCGTGATGGTGGACGACTACTTCCCGTCGAGCTTCTCGGCGTTCGGCAAGACCACCAATCCTGGCGGATCGAACCTGACCGGCACGGTCTCTTCGGCCGCATCGACCAGCTCGAACTTCCCGCTCTCGGCCACCTGCACGGTCGGCGAAGTCGGCTGCATGTTCAATATGGGACGCATCGCGTTCCGACTCAGCGCATCGAGCGAGTTCGGCTTCATGCCGACCGACTTCATCCGTGCGCCCGACAGCACTCGCGTCGCGAGCCAATTAAAGGCCGCGGTCAACGTCGAGAACGTAGCTCCCTGGACCGGCGTCCAAGGCTACGGGTGGACGAGCTAACGCTCGAACTCAGGAAAGGGGGACACTACAGAAATGGCATACATCGACGGCGGCAATCAGAGTCCCATTATCACGCAGCGATATCTCAATACCGCTGCCTACACGGGCGACCCGGCTCCCGGCGTTCTCGTTCAGACCTCGGACGTTTCGGGATCGATCGTGCAGTCCTACGGAGGTTTTCTCGGCGCGATCCTGACGCTCAATGCCGCGGATGCGGCGAACTACAGCGACCCGGCGAGCGCGACCCTGTACGCCGGCAAGTTCCAGTACGTGCACTTCGTTCCGACAACCGGGCCAGCCGTTCAAGGCCAAGTTGTGTTCTGGAAGGACACGACGGCGAATTTGCTGGCCGCGCTGCGCGACGTGACCTCGGACGAATCGGCGGGCGAACTCGGCGAGATCGCCGGCATCGCGCTCGCCAATACCGCCAAGAACAAGTACTGGTGGATTCAGATTGCGGGCGTGGCGCAAGTCAAGTTCGCGGCCTCGAACAACGCGGCGACTCCGGCGGTCGGCGATCTCGTGTTCGCCGATTATGTAGGCTCCAGCATCTACGCTATCGATCCGACACAGAGCACTACCGGATTGACGCTCGCGCAGCTCAAGGGCGTTCTCGGCACCGCGTTTGGCGTGGCGCCGACCAACAGCACGGTATCGCCGGTTCTGCTCGGCGGCCTCGGCCCGAAGTTCTACCCCGGAGTCTAGCGAAAAGGAGGACACCAGACAGATATGGCGATCACTGCTTTCGCGGACAGTCCGCGCAATGGCGCTTGGGGCGACCGGCCCTACGCAATCATCGACTGGGCGGGACCGGCTAGTTACACACAGGTGACCAACGGCACAGCGCCGGCACAGCCCACCGGCGGCCAGGCGATCACGAATGTGAACTTCGGTCTCTCCGCCGGTCTTGAAGGCATCTTCGTAGTCGGTTCCTCGCTCACAGGCACCTACACGGTGCAGGCGTTCCAGGCGACCAGCTACCAGCAGGGCCAGCCGAATCTGACATGGATTCTGCGCTGGATCACGGCGGCGACCGGGGCCGAGGCTTCTGGAGCCGCCAATCTGTCTACCGAGACCGTGCGGCTGATTGGGTTCGGGCCGTACTAACCAAGCTCTCTCGAGGGAACGGCGGGACGGTGCGCTACGGCGTGCTGTTCCGCCTGCTCTTAGATGCCGAACCCCTATCCACTACTGACCTTCCAGCAGCTCTACAAGGAGCTGACGGGCGAGATCCCCATGCTCCCCGATCCACAAGCGATGCGTTCGATCAATCGCGCCTGGAAGCGGGTCAACGACTATCGCCTCTGGAGCTGGCAGGTGATCTCGAACGCGCAACTGTTCGTCCCGGCCGTAGTGACTGCGGGCTCTTGCACTGCTACGTTCAACAGCACGACGGTGACTATGAACGCGGCGGCCACCGCGGCACTCAACGCGATCGCTTTTGGCAATCCACCGCTCGCGAGCCCGATCATCGGCGTTGGCTATCAGATTCGTACCGGGACGGCCGCATCCGGCCTGGCCGTGCCGACCGGCCCGACCTACTCGATTGTCGCTTGGGACGGCGTCGGTACTCTGACTATCGACCGGCCGTTCGGCGAGTCCTCGCAGGTGGGCGCGAACTATCAGGTCTTGAAGTGCTTCTACGCGGCGCCATTCTTACCCGTGACCTCGACCGGCGCCGACGCGCAGTTCGCTCGCTACATGAGCGTCACGAATCTGCTCGACGGCTACACGATCACCGGCAAGCAGCTCTACTTCAGCCAGTCGGACCTCAATAAGTTCGACCCGCAGCGCGGCGGCCAGGGCGATGCGTACATACTCGCCTACTACCAGCACAACTCGAACGGTCAGCCGGTTTATGAGATGTACCCAAATCCAGTCAACAAGACAACGTACCAGGCGAACTACTCCAGCAAGGGTCCGCTGCTGACGATGACGACGCAGTTACCCCAAGTCTCGTATGCGCTCGACGACACGGTCACCTTCCTGGCGAAGAAGTTCGCCGGCCAATGGGCGAGCGCGAATGCGGCGCGCTACAAGGACTTGGCGAGCGTGAACTGGCCCTGGTACTGCGATCAGATGGAGACGGAGTTCAAGAACTCGCTCCGGCTCTGCGTCAAGGAAGACGACGAGATCATGCCGAGCCCGAAGCCTTTCGTTTATCAGGGCGGCATGTCGTTCCCGTGGGGCGGCGAGTTCTTGCAGTCGCACGACCTGTCCGCGATAGTACAATAACCGAAAGGAGAAGAATCACATGCCGAAAATCTCGAAGGGCGCCAAGGCCGGAATGATCGGCGGCGTCCGTTCCCCGATGGCAACGTCCGGTCACGGGCTGGTTGGCAAAAGCAAGCTCAATCCGAGCGTGGCTGCCAATACGACCCGGCCGGGGATCAGCAAGAAGAGTTCGCCGATCCGGTCGCCGCAGAACGCCGGGAACATCGTCTAATAGAGCTTATGGCCGGGTGGCCGATCTATGCCGTTCGCCTACTTGACGTTCGCCTCCGCCCGGTCCATGCTCTCCGCTCGCCTCCAGGACTCCAACCTCGTCTATTGGAACCAGCCGCTCGAACTCGATAACTGCCTCATCGAAGCGGTGCGTGTCTATCAAGCGCTGACTGGCTCCTACAAGCAGAAGATCGCGTTCCCGACTAGCCAGAACGTCAACTACTACGATCTGCCAAACCTGACTGGCGCAACCAACGGCGACTCGGTAGCCTATCACGTCACGGACGTGGAGATCGCCAACAATGTCCTCGCGGCGCTCCTGGAGCCCCCGCTTGCGGCTATCTGGTCCGGCTCGGGCCAGTTCACCCTCACGCAACTGCAAGCGGCGCTTCAGGGACGCCTGAATCGATTCTTGAGCGATACCGGCTGCCGGGTCTCGCAGCAGACGATCCCCGGTCCCTCTCCTCCCGACGATATCGCCACGCTGCCGGACGCTGCCTTGGATGTCCGCCGTGCCGCCTGGGTACCGCTCCCTGGTCAGGCTCCGCTCAATCCACCGCTGCCCGCCTATCCGCTTGGCCGTTTAGATGAGTGGGCGGAGCAGGCGTACGTGCCGGATGCCGAGCAGAACCCGACGCAGCCGTACAGTTACTCCGTGTTCGGTACCGCCCCGCTCCAGATCCGCATGGTTCCGCCACCGATCAATGAAGGGAACGTAGACTGCCTGTTCGTCCAAGCGGGTCCGGCACTTAATATCAACATCTCGGCGCCAGTCATCCTCCCGATCCCCGACGATCTGACCCCGTCTCTGAAGTGGGGCGTGCTCGCTGATATGCTAGGCTCCGATGGACCATGTCGGGATGCAGCGCGAGCTGCTTACTGCGAGCAGCGTTATCAGGAGTTCGTGCAGGTCGCTGTGCTCTATCCGTCTGTCCTGCTGGCGGACATCGACAACGTGAGTTGCGGCCTGGGTTCGGTGTTCGATATGGACTGCTACGCGCCTGACTGGCAAATCGCATCCGGCGCCCCGTTTTTCATTGGTATTTGCGGTCGCAACCTCGTCTGTGTAGGTTCTACGCCGGACGCAGGCCCGTACGGGATCGGACTGGTCACGGTAGCCAACGCTCCGGTCAACCTTGCCGGGTACATGCAGGTGGACCGTGGCGCGATCGATCCAGTACTAGACTACGCCCAGCACGTCGCGAGCTTTAAGATGGGTGGCGCGGAGTTCGACGCGACAACACCGCTCTACAGTAACTTAGTCACTGCGGCCACGGCTCAGAACACACGTCTCTCGGCTGTCTCCTTCTACCGGAGTCAATTGCAGCAGCCTGCCGCCAAGAGCGAGATCGAAGTCGCCCGGATGGTGTCCTGATGCCTCAATTCCTGCGCAAGTCGTACAAGTACATCTGCAAGGGTCTGGGGCTCGCCAACCCACCTGACCTGCTCCCTGCCGGCCAGTTCCCGATTCTGCGCAACGTCTTGTCTGCCGGCGAAGGAGTAGTATCGTCCCGGCCGCCGCTCGCGCTCGCCGCTTCGCCCGCGGCTGCCAGTCCGGTCCTGTCGGTGCGGCGGCTCAACGACCCGACCACCGGCACTTACGCGCGCATTGCCACCGACGCGGCGGGCCATCTTATCTCGGGTACGAATGCTCTGGCTATTCGGGACACCGGCTACAGCGGCAACCCAACCTCGCTGGTCCCGTTCCGACCGCTTCAGTCCGCAGCTCCCTGGATGTACGTCGGCGACTCGTCGCGTTCGCGCAAGATCAATGTCGCGGGAATCAACTATCTGACCGGCATCGTGCCCCCTAACCAAGCTCCGTCTATCGCGCTCGGCATACCCAACTACATCAACATCGCCGACTTTGTCACGACCGCCGCGCTCGCTTCCTGGACTGCTGGCGGCACTGCCGGAGCGCCCGTCAGCCAGAATCGCTTCTCGACCACGATCAGTAAGATCCTCTACGATGTAGGTACTACCGGCTGGTGCTCTATCGTGCTTGCGACGATGGACAATAACTGCCAGCCGGGCGCGCTGATCCGTCTTAACAGCGCTGAGGTCGTCAAGATCCACGATGTCTTCCCGGCGATTACGACCACTACGATCTCCGCGATCAGCTACGACACAGGAACGAGTGGCGCTTGCTCGGTCGTACTGACCGCTCCGACAGTCGGTCTTGCGCGTGATGCGGTGATCCTGCTGAACGCCGAACTGGTACGCATCCTGTCGGTGACAGTTGGCCCCGATGGCATCCCGTCGTTGCGCACTAGTACGACAGGGACCCATGCAGTTGGTGAGACGGTGACCGGCTACGCCAGCCTGCGCGCTTATACGACTGTCGCCCACGCGGCGGCCGAGACAGCGGTCGGAGTCGCGATCCAGTCGTCTATCGCTACCGGGATCGGCTGGGTCAACTTCGCAGGCGCTTACAACCTCAATACGGTAGGGAACCGCCCGATCACGAACGATGACTATATCCATTTGAGCGTACTGGTCGATCAGCCTCAGAACATCGTCGAGGGTCGGTTCGAGATCGATATCTCGGACGGGTTGTTTGACGCGAACTACTTTTACTATCCGTTCACGCAATCGAATCTGCAAGCCAATGCGCTTGGTACGCTCACACTGCTCTCGTCGCAGCAGGCGGCTCTCCAGCAGCAGATCATCCAGCAGAATATAGAGACGGTAACGGCTGTGATGCAGCAGCACGGTCCCGGCGTAGTGCCTAATCTGCCGCTGTCGCAGTCTCCACCACAGCCGGGGCAGTCACAGGGATCGGGGATTCAATCGGTCGGCGCGGAGACCGTGCCCGGCGGCAGTCAATGGACCGAGTTGCTGATCCCGATGAGCAGCCTGATCCGGGTAGGAAGCGATCAGACCAAGACGCTTGCGAACGTGGTGGCGATACGCATCCAGTTGAACGTGACAGCCGCGATGGTCCTGCTGGCTTCCTCCTGGTGGATCGGTGGCACTTACGGCCCGGACACCGGCGATCTCGGCACACAACTGCTCTCGACCTACCGCTACAGGTCCGCGGCGATCGGATCGAGATCGAACCCGGCGCCTGCGACTCGCGCTGGAGTCTTCGCGCGTCGTGAGCGACTGGTTATCTCTGGCTTCCAAGCGCCTACCGACCCGCAGGTAGACACAATCGACGTGTTCGTATTTGGTGGCAACAACAACAACTGGACGCTCGCGGCCTCGATCCCGAGCGCGCAGACGAGCGCGAATGTGGACCTCACGAACGCCGCATTGACTATCGGAGAGGCGCTCCAGTTCGACAACTTCGTACCGTTCCCCACAAGCGATTTGCCGCGCGCAGGCACCTGTAACGTAGTGGGCACGACGATTCTGAACACAGGAGGTGACGCATTTAACGTGCGTTGGTCTCCAGGCTCCCAGATTATCGTCGGCGGTCTCGCCTACACGCTCTACGATAGCCCGGAGAGCACGACACGACTTCAGATCGTGGAGTCGGCAGGCGCACAGTCAGGCGTCGGCTTCTCAGTCCCCGAAGCGACTCTCTACGGCACGCCGCTGCCTTACCAGTGTGACGGTGGCAATCTGAACTCGAATGTGATCTTCGGCGCGGGTGACCCGAACAACCCAGGTATTCTCTATTGGACGAACCCGAGCGACCCGGACACAGCTTCCGATACGCACAATATCGAGGTTACGAGTCCGTCTGAGCCGCTCTACATGCCCTTTACCTGGAACGGGCAGGCGTACGTGTACTCGCCGCTGCGTTTGTTCGTGCTCTCGCCAACCGCGCCGACCGGCAACCAGCGTGTCGGATTCATCGCGCAGGAAGTACCGTCAGGGAAGGGATTGTTCGCGCCCTGGTTTTCCTGTGTAGGTTCTACACCGTTTTTCGGGTCCGAATCCAGCGTGAACAGTTGGGGTGGTGGCGCGAGCCCGAGCCTGACCGACGACTCGCTCTACCCGCTGTTCCCGCAAGCGGACGTGGCTGGTACAGCAGTGAATGGGTATCAGCCTGTCGATACGGGCAGTCCGGTGGCGCTACGGCTATGCTGGGCCGATAGCGAACTCTACTTCCTGTACGCGGACACAGGTGGCGTACGCCGGATGATGCGCTACGACTTCGCCCACGGTGGCGGCTGGTTCCCTTACGATACGACGCCGGCTCCCTACTACGTCTACGAAGAAGAGGGTGGGGAACTGGAGTCCCTGCTGGTAGGTGGCGCCAATGGTGGGCTCTACAAGTTCTCAACTGCGGGAACGGAGACGTTTACCTGTCAGGCCCGTACGGCTTGTCTGGATCTCGGCGATACCCGCGCGCAGAAGCTCGGGACCGACGCGATGCTCGACTGCGCCGGATCGTTCACGCTCGCGATCCTGTTCGACAACTTCTCGTCTCAAGTGGTAAGCGCCGCATCGCAGGGATCGCGTGGACAGTCTCAGCTCGCGCTCGCGGCGAACGCTCTCACGCTCTGGCGGAACATCTCGCTCGATGCGCAGTGGTCTGGCGCGGGAAGCCTGTACGAGTTCCAGCCGGCGGTCGAGCTGCAACCCTATCTGGCTCCGGTTGTGATCTCGCAGGCGGTCGATCACGGGATTCAAGGATTCGCTCATCTGCGCGAGGGCTGGTACTCGGTGATCTCGGCGGCAACGGTCCTGGTCGTAGTGGTGGTCGATGGCGTACCGATCCCGATTGCGGCACTGCCGTCCACCACCGGTCTGTACCGGAAGGTCTATCTGCCCGCCCCTCCAGTGAAAGGCAAGCTCTTTCTCTACAAGGCGTACACGAGCGATGGTAGCGCGTTTGTCCTCTACCCGGACGAGACGACGGTGAACGTGAAGCCGTGGGCCGGACAGGGAGCCTACCAGCCCTACAAGCCGTTCGCGGGGATCACTAATGGCTAACCAGACGCTCGCGCCGCCTGTCCTGAATGGCCGTATCGACCCGCTGGCTGAACGTTACTTGCGCCAGGTGCAGCAGGCATTTACGGGTTTGGAGGGCAGGGTATCGGCTATCGGTTCGTCTCCCGCTCCTACGGTCGATTACGCGGCGATCGAGGCTGCGCTTCAAGCGGACGGATCGGACCCGCTTAACGTCTCGAACCTGATCGGTTTGCTCGCACAGCCACAAGTTCCCTTCTTCCAAGTGGTCAAGGCACTGCCGGTACCGCCCGATCCGCTCGCTCAGAATGGCACGGTCGTTATCTTTAACGGTCTGCTCTATTGGTACAACGCGGCAACGCAGCCGGGCGCTTGGCAAGTGGTCCCGGCGGCTGGTGTGGTGTTGTCGGACACCCGAGCCCATCGGATTGCGAACTACCCCGCCGCTACGTATCCGGTCGGCATCCTGTTCTGGGAGACGGATACGCATTTGCTCTACATCAACGCCGGTACTCTCGCGGCGAGCCACTGGGCCTATCTGACCGGTGTGTACCGGGTTGTGCAGTCGGCTATTGCCGGTCTTGCATTCGGACAGTACGATGACGGAGCGATCATCGCGGTTACCGATTACGCACATAAACTGCGCTGGTCTTGGGGCGGAGGTCCCGGCGGTTTCGTATGGGACTACAACGATCCGCAGTCAGGTTACATCGTGATGAGCGCGGCGACCCTTGGTCCTCCGGCGTGGATCGCGCTCAACGGACAAGGAGACGATGGATACTCGATCAGCGCGACTCATCCCCTCACATATCTGCTTCAGTACGGAGCGGTCGGGGCGATCACGCGGTTCGACTCTATCCAAGCAGGTTTGTACTTGAAAGGTGGCGCGGCGTTCACGGGTGTGGCGAACCCCGCGAGCAGTAGTGGAGGTGCGGTTACCGGATCGACCGCGACCGAGGCGGCGCACACGCACGGGGTCACGATCCCAGACAACCGTTCATTGCAACTGCTCATTGGTGGCAACAGCGGTGGTCAGAACTACCTGCTCCAGTCGCAAGCGCCAGCTACGACGCCTTGGATCTTCGCTGGTCTGGTCACCGTGGTGAACAATACCAAGCAGGCTCCAGACGGTAACGTAACTGGAGCTACGGTGGCCGCGATCAACGCTTTCCCTGACGTACTTGAACAAGCAGCTCCGGCTAGTTTGAACGGGCCGTACAATGTGTCCTGCTGGATTCAAGCGATCTCGACTTCGGGAATCCTCTACATTCAGAACCCTCGTGGCGTAGCTTACGGGCTAATGTCTGTGGATATGTCCAATTCGATACTGGGCTACTGGCAAAGGCTTTGCGTCGGACACCCGGCTGTGACTCTCATAACACCATTCCTTGCAAGCGGCGGAGGCAGCGACGGGATCGAGTTCCTGGCGTCTTCCGGTGGCCCGCTCTCTTTCTACCTCTGGGGCGCGCAGGCAAACCTCGGGGCGTTGCCGTTGCAGTATCAGGTGACAACGACGGCGGCGGTTATCAACATTTGGGGCTACGCGGAATACGTACCTACGCCGTACGCGGCTCAAGCGCTCACTTCCGGGGCCGGGTCGGCGCATTTGCACGCAGCGGGAACTCTTACTGCCGGTTCCGGCGGTTCGATCGATGTGGCGAACGAGGTCTTTGTACCGTATCTGCGGAGATGAAGGGAGAGTATATTGTGACCGTGTGGGCGCGATTGGTGGTGTTGGTTCTACTGGCGGGTGGGAGCGCGTTCGGACGAGCGCGATTCCAGGGATGGTGTGAACAGGGAAACCAAACCGTGACTGTCATTGGCCTGGTGAGTTCTGTCTCAACACCAGTCCAGCGTTCCTATCCGAGTTGCACGGTGACAGTTTACATCACGGGTGGTGCAGTTGGGGCTGTCTCTACTTCCGGTTTGGTGGTGACGTGGGTATCGGGGACGTTGTTCAATCCGAACGGCCAATGGTCTGGTCTCGCGATCTCGATCAATTCCGTAAGTTACACTATCAACTCCGTGGGCTCCACCACTTCGATGACGCTGACCACTAGCGCGGGAACGCAATCGGGAGTGCCTTACGGGGTCCTGAACGCTCCGGCTGCGATCTACTCGGACAATGCCGGTACCGCGCTCGCGAACCCGTTCACGGCGAACACGAGCGGCTTCTACTTCTTCCACGCCGACGACTACAACTACGAGGTGCAGCTTTCCGGTGGCGGTATCGTTACCCCGTTCACGCATGGCGCGACCGCCGTGATCGACCCGTTCTTCGATCCACCGGCGACTGGCTGGAGTGGCGCGATCGCTAACCGGGTCAAGAACTCGAAGCTCGCCGACACACACTCGGTGAACGACTTTGGCGCTCCCTGTAACGGGTCGAGCGACAACACGGCGGCGTACAACCTCATGCTTGGGAACATGACCTCGACCGGGAACATGATCCTGCTCGGATGCGAGGGTCCGGTTACGCAGTCAAGTCTTGTTACGCCGTACCAGGGACGTGCATCGAACTACACCAGTTCCGAAGCTACGTTCTCTCCAGGTCTATCGATCCAGACGGCGACACACGACCGTTACCTGTGGAACCCGGATCTGTATTTGAGCCGGTACGACACCACGGATCGCTCCCAGTGTCCCTCTGGAGGTATCCTCGGCCCGTGCAGCGCGCCGATCTTCCGTATCGATATGACCAATCCGAATACCAGTCAGGGGATGAGCGACCAGATGGGTATTCTTGTCAACGGGACGGGGTATCAGTCGAGCGACGGAGTCGGTTATCCGGTTTACGGGCTTGGCATCGCGTTGTATGACAAGAAGCCGTCCGGTGCTCCGCTCACCAATGTGACGGAGGGCTTGCAGGGAGCCAACATCAACGTCGGGTGGAACAATCCCACCAACGTACTGCTCAACTCGGGTTACACCCGAACGGTCAATGGACTAGAGGTGGATATCGAGAACGACAGCGGAGCAGATGCAGTGTGGAATCAGAACGCCGGGGTCTACTCAATCGGCGAGTCGATCATCGGAGCTGGCAGCCACAGGCACACGGTGGCGCTCTCTATAAATGGCACACCGACCGCGCTCTGGAGGCTGGGAGAACTCATTACCAACACCTACGAGCAGGGCCTCTGGATCACCACCAACGACCTTGTAGATCCTATCGCTGGCTTGCGGGTAACGACGCCGGGAGCCTATGGTATTATTGTCGGTGGAGGAAGTACGGAGAGCCTGTTCACGCACTTCGCGGGAGATATTATCGCGTCCCCCACAATCGGAATCCTCCTTGATTCTCGTGGGTACGCCGGGCTGAACACCAATCCTAGCAACATCGTCACTTTCCGAATGCAACAAGTAGTGGGGGGAGCACAGGAAATGGACGACTGGTCTATCCAACACTGGGTAAACGGCTGGCTGAAGTTCTCCTGGAGCATCCAGGGCGGGACCCCCACGGATATATGCTGGCTAGACAAGGATTGGGGGCTTGAAGTCTCCAAGATGCTGACAATTGGGTTCAGCGGCAGTATTGGAGCCCCATTTATTCGTATCAACCCAGGAACCCCGTCTATAGCCCGACAGTGGATCTTCCCAGATGCCGATGGCACGTTTGCCGATGCCAATTACACGCCGGAAGTGCATGACTCCTCTGGAAACCCGGTGTCGGGGGCCAAAATCAACATAGCGTTTGTTGTGATGAGTTCCGGCTCCGCAACTTACACCTTTCCTGGTGCGGGCGCATTCACCAGCTCGACCAGTTACGATTGTGGCGGATCGAACAAGGTCTCCGTGAATCCCTTCAAGGTGGTGAACATATCGGGATCGCAAATCACGGTGACGGGAACCGGGAGCGATGCCATATATCTGGTGTGCGTGGGGACTTAGCTATGCGACAACTAATCTTCGTTCTACTCTTCGCTGGCCTCCTGGTGGCCCAAGATAGGCCCGCTCCCGAATCAACGCTCACCACCGAGGAAGCCCTCACGCTAGAGAACACGCTTCTGAAGGTGGAACTTTACACTGAGCGCATCGACCAGATGAAGGTCGAGGTCGAGCGCCTGAAGGCCGAGGCGCGCGCCGAGCGCAAGGCCATCCTGGGCCGCGCCAAGCTCCCCGAGGACCAGTACGATATCGACCTCCCGAACAAGCGCATCGTGAAGCGCCAAGCAATAGTAGAGACAAAGCCATGAAAAGAGCACTTCTGTTCTCGTTACTGACGTTTGCGGGCGGGCTGGTCGCGCAGATCACCCCGCCTCCGAACACGGGCGGCGGGTCGATGGTTTACCCTGCCGCTGGCATCCCGCAGTCCGTCGCAGGAACCTCGTGGGGCGCGTCGCTTGGACTCGTGACCACGGTAGGCTCTCCTGGCGCGGACACCAATCTGCCTAGCGAGAAGGCCGTCAGGAGCGCCTTGTCCCTGATAGTTCCAGGCAACACGGCCTACCAGATAAATGGCTCTGCGGTCGGCACGGCGGCCACGGTCAATGACGTGACGGGGGCTGGCGTGGGGCTCAGTGGGAGCTTGGTTGGCGGGCTCTACACGCGCACATGGTCCTGGACCGGCGTAGGAGCCACGGGCCTCGCCTCGGCGCTTCCGGGGACATGCACGGCGGGCTCACAGTACTTCGCCACCGATTCCCTGCACCTCTCCGTGTGTTCCGCCACGAACGTCTGGACCGATCTTGGCCGGAGTACGTCCTTCTGGCTCACGGCCAACGGAGCCATCACGGCGCATTCCATCGTGAAGTGGGTCGCGGCGGATCAGGTAGGGCCGGTGGCGGCAGACACGCAGATGATCTTGGGTGTCGCCGAAACTGCCGCTACGAACCCCGGCGATCCTGTCCTTGTCACTGTACGCGGGCCGACGACGGTCAGTATAGCCTCGGCGGTGACGGATCAGCATTATCTCCAGGCTGACACAGGCGATCCGACCAAGGTAGCCGATTCAACACAGACGAGCATCGGGGCCGTCGCGTTCACGATCCGTACCCTCGGAAAGGCGCTCACTACCGCTGCCAGTGGGACCGTGCTCGTGGACGTGAATCCGCAGTTCGGGCATCAGTTGCTGGGGGCTCCGACCTCAGCTCCGACGGACGGGCATGTGGTGGTGTTCGACGGCACAACGGGGTTGACGAAGGATGGCGGGACGGCAGGAACAGTCACAGGCCCCGGAAGCTCAACGACTGGACATGTAGCAACATTCGCAGATGGGACCGGAAACGTATTGCAAGATGGCGGAGCTGCGGGATCTGGAACGGTCACTAACGGTTCAGCCCTGACACTCAATGCTCCCGTGCTCGGAGCTGGCCTAAATGCTGTAGCTGTGGGAACTCGAACTGGGAACACAACCGCTATGGTAACTGCGGATGCTAGCAGCAAGACCTCCGGGAATACCCCCGCGTGGGACGCGAATGGTAATCTTACGAACGGTAACGCGGCCGCTGTGTTCACTGCGACTAAATCGGCGTTCTTTAAGCCATTTGGGAATTTCCCTGATCTTAGCGCCGCTATGACACCCTCACGGTGGTACGTGACGGCATTCATGGTTAACGTCACCGTCGCAGTTGATCACATCGCATTCGATGTCGGTGTTGGTTCGGGAACGAGTTGCTCAGGCGGAACGTGCGGGCTGGTGTTTGCGATCCTAAATGCGTCTAAAACGATTCTAGTCAAGTCCTCAGTCTTTGTCTCTGGCGGAAGCCCTGACATTAACACGACAGGTGCTCTACTCGGTAGCATTGGAGCGATTACGCTTACTCCGGGTATATATTATCTATCCGTGGGTACAGATTCGTCGGCGCTTCAGCTTAAAATGATGGGCGTTAACACTATGAGCGCTCTTGACGGAAACGTTTCCGGGGGATACTGCACACAGGCAATGACCGGAAACGGAGCAGCGTTAGACTTTAATGGATCAAGTTGCACGTCGGCATATACGACGGCATTGTATCCAACGGTGTTACTATGGAAAAACTAAGCGCACTGCTTGCATTGTCATTAGCATCTGCACTGAGCGCGTCCGAGTACTATGTCAGCCCGACCGGCTCCGACTCCAATCCCGGAACGCTCGCGTCTCCGTGGTCGATCACGAAGATTTGCCCGACTACCAATCCGAGCGTGGCGAATGCTTCGGTCGCTCCCGGCGACACAGTTTGGGTCCACGGCGAGCAAGGCCCTTATGCCATGGGATTGTCGCCCGTGTTTTGTAACCTGACGGGT